ATCATCGCTTCAGGGGAAACAGCCATTGTGGCCTCCTATGCTGGGATGTTCCCGGCGTGACACCCGCACAGGGGACCGGCCCGCCGGGGAGGCCGGATTTCGGATGCGCCAAAGACCCCGCTTGCGGGGCCGTCAGGCGCGGAATTTCACAAGGTCAGGACGTGGCCGCCGCGTGGTATCGGATCGCCACCGGCAGCCGGTAGCTATAGTCGTCAGGGAAAGCCGCCGCATCAGGCGTAGGCTCGGCCATGATCGTGATGCGCCCGCCCGTGATGGCGATACGCAGGCCCTTCGGGAAGCGCGCACGGATGGCGTCGAGATAGTCCAACCCGGCGTCCTCGCCTTCGCCGTGCGGCGTGCAGATAATAACGCGCATGGTGCCGCGCTCGCGGTGGATCGTGCCGCCCTTGATGGTCGGGTCGTCTGTCTCGCGGCTGGAGAATGCGACCTCGAAGCGCGGCACAGTGCCCGCGGCGAAATCCACGCCCGGCCACGCGATTGACGGGGCGTCCGCCATGCCCGCCAGCCGTGCCTTGAGGGCGTTGGCAATGTCCTTGCTGTTCATGCCACCCGTGCCCTCGCCTTCGCCACCGCGCCCCGAACGTAGCCGGGCCATTTACCGGCAGCCACATCCAGCCAAAACGTGCCGGGCACGCCCCGCGCTCCGTAATGGACTTCTCTCGCGTAAGGAGCGGCGCCCCCTCCCCACGAAAATTGCGCGACCGATCCAGCCTTCATTTGCCCGACCACCAAAGCCCAGCCATCCGCGCCTCCCACCGAAAGAGAGGACGAGCCATAGAGGCTAGATTGAAGGGACGCGGCTAAAGCGCCAATGTCTCTTGGGATGGTGCCTTTGACACGGCTTCCGCCCCTGCTGATACCCGGCACGATTTCAATATCGTTGAGCAAATCATTCACTGACTGTTTGACTACGACATCCATGCGCTTCTGGGTCTTGCGGCTCCATGCATCCAAGGTGGCAAAAGTGTAGCTTACCAATTCACCACCTCTTCTCGCGATGCCTAGTCGAGCCACCCCCAGTTTCGGCGGCTGACGATGTCTTGAATGGTCGCCCTAGAGACGCCGTAAATCTCGGCAATGCTCTTGTTTGCTTGCCCGTTTTTGTCCATTTCGCGGATTGCACGAACGTCGGACTCGCATAATTTTGCGTGGCCATTCCTTATTCCGCGATTAGATGTCCCATGCTCAACGCGGTCCATCTGGTTCGCCGACTTGTCTGACCAGCGCAGATGCTTTGGATTAACGCATCCCTCGTGACCCTTGCCGCAGGTATGTGCAGCGTCCAGTCCGGGAGGCGCGTCGCCGTGGGCAAGTATGCACATGACCCGGGCCGCGTATGTCCCGACCCCCTGCCAACGCACGTAGGCACGCCCATCAGACTTTCGGGGGAATGGCCAGATCAAACATTCTTCTCCTTGGTGGCTTGCGTAGGCCAAAAGAAATGCTTCTTTCGCGCCGTTGGGCGTTCTTCCTTTTGTTGGGTCGCCGTGCCTCAATAAGCGCTTGTAATGCATCGGGCAGAGCCCTTTGCATCCGTGCTTCAGGGCAGAGTTTCCGTTGCAGCCATCGACGGCACATGTTTTGAAGGTGTCAGCCATGATCGAACCCCTTTCGTTCGGTTGTGGTCAGGGCCGTCGCGGTGCTGGAACACCCTTCGGCCCGCCTTTACCCTAGCGCATGTTCTCCCGCTGTTCTAGTCGCCCGGCCCCAGCAGGCTGGTAAAATCAATGCCCACGCGCGCTTGACATCTGCAATTTATTACCTCTTCCGCCGGTGCCCCCATGCTGCGGTCGCCGGGGTGCGCCATCAGGTAGCCGCCCACGTCGAACGGCTGCCCCTTCTGCCGTTCCTGCCCATCCGCTGCGGCGTGCGTCTCGCGCGTGTCGCCGTCGCTGGCCGCGTCCCATCGCACTACCACCGCCTCGGGCCGCAGCCCTTCGCGCTCCATCATCTGCGACAGGGCTTCATCCTGCGCCGCGTGCAGGCTGCCCAGAAGCTCGGTGCGCGCGATGGTTTCGCCCCGGTAGCGCAGAAGCCCGTTGCGATACGACCGCGTGATCCGGTCCGCGTCCGCCGCCGATACGCCGCGTCCCTCGTTGATCGCCCGCAATACCGTCCGGTCAAAGCGCCGATCCCGCGCCGCGCGCCGAAGGTATGCCGGATCGCCGTTGAGCAATTCTTGCCGGGCTGCGTCGGCCCATCCGGCTTGGCGCGTGGTCAGCCCGACGATGCCGCCCTCGCGGCTGCCGGTCGCCCGATTGATCCTGCCCACCAGGTTAAGCGCGGCTGTGCGCGGCGCCGTGCCCACCTCCATGCCGGTCGTCAGCGCCGCCCGCACCGTGTCCCGAACGTCCCCGCTGATCTCCGTAATCAGCCGCGACGACTGTTGCGCCACGAACCGTTCCGCCCTTGGGTTGCGCGGATCGAAGAACCCCCGCGCCTGCGCCCCCTGCGCCCGTGCGCTCGCCGCTAGGCCAGCCATCGTCAAGTCGCCGCCTGCGCCATAGGCCGCCGCTAGAGCCTCGTCCAGCGGCCGGAAATAGCCCCGTTCGGCCCGGATCAACTCCACCGCCCGTTCAATGTCGCCCGCGCGAATGGCGTCCTCCAGCGCGCGAAGGCTCACGTCGTCGGTGATGCGCTGGATTGACTGCCGGAACGCTTCGGCCACCTGCGGCGCCAAGGTGTCCAGCAGGTCGAGTAGGCTCTGTCTGCGTGCCATTGGCTACCTGTCCAGCGCATCAAGCGACGCAAAGAACGCGCACCACCAAGCCAGCCCGGCCCGCGCTTCCAACTCTACCGCTGCGTGCAGGTGCAGCATCGCATCCCGCGCGCCCTTCGCGTGTGCCGCGCGGATCGCATCGCGGCAGGCGTCGGGGTGGTCGTCTAGGACGCTACGTGACAAGATCGCACTCCCACATCACCGTCGTGCCGCCCGGCGCCAGCGTCCGCACCTCGGAAATCTCGTGCTCGGTGCCGCCGATTACAACCTTGTCGCCCTTCTCTGGCGTAACACCCGCTGCCGTCGAGACGTAGAGCGTGCGCAGGGACTGCCCGACAAGCACGCCGCCGGCATCGCGCAGACGCTGGCTCAGGTCCACCACCGTGATTGTCGTATCCGTCGCCGTCAAGGTCGGGGCGTAGTCCGGGCCGGTCGCGGTCAGCTTGCGCAGGGTGGCTGGGCCGCCGAAGCGGGCGATCAGGCGTTCAGCCGTGGCCTTGGTGCGCTCGTAGTTGAAGGCCACGGCGTCACATGTCCACGAAGACCACCTGCACCGCAATCTCGCGCAGGTCGTCAGCCGTCTTGTCGGCCATGTCCTCTGCCGTCAGCCCGTGCGCGTCCAGAAGCTCCACCAGCTCGGCCTTGCGCATCCGGGCGATGCCGGCGCGCGTGAGCGGTTCCGGCTCCGGCGCCGGGTCTGCCGCCACGGCCAGCGCGCCCTTGCGCAGTTGCAGCGCGATGTACGGCTCCTTGCCGATGCGTTCCAGCGTGTTCGCGCTGACAGCCAGCGTGCCCGCGGGCGGGACCGTGTGGCCCGTGCTGGCGCGGATCGGCTGGTCGGTCGTGTTCGTCAGGACGGGCATGTGTCGGTCTCCTTTGCGGTTTCGGGGCGGCCCAGCAGGACCGCAGTCCAGCCGGACATGCTGCGCATCCGGGCGCGGTATTCCTCCGGCACGGTCAGCCACTGCCGGCGGTAGTTTTCCGCGCTGCGCCACGGCTCGCCGCCGAAAAAATGCGGCGTCCGGGTGAGCGGAATGCCGCACAGCACGGCGCGGTCAAAGCCGAGGTCAATAAGCGCCACCTTGGCGGCAAAGAGGCCCGACGATCCGCTCTTGTCCTGCCCCGGAAACAGGTAGTCCGTTACGGTCACGTCATCAGGAACCGGAGGTCGTGCCGCCTCGTGCGCGTAGTAGGCGCGGGCAGGCGGAAAGCCGTTCGCCGCGCGCTTGGCCTTCCAGCCCTTCCGGTCCCAGAAGCGCGGATGCAGCGTCACCCACGCGTCGAGCGCGCCCGGCCACTCGGCCCCCGCGTCGTTGCAGGCGACCACGCCTTGCCACGGCTTCTCCGGCGCGACCAAGTTGCCAGGCGCAGGATCGAAGCCATGCAGCCCCCAGAACGCGTGAATGTCATCCCATAGGCAGGCCGCGCCGCCAAGAACGAGCGCAGTCCTCATGCCGTCGCCATTCCGTTGCGAAGAACAACGGTGACGCTTCCGACCAGCAAGCGGCGCTGGACGCTGCCGTCTGCATTGATGGCTGGCCTGTCGCCGTCCCGCACGAGCTGCACGGCAAAACCAAGCTCCGTATCGGCTTCCTCGATGTCTTCGACGGTCTCGCCGTCGAACAAGACGCGCTCAACATCCGAGCTGTTCTGAGCCGTGTATCGGGTCATGGTCGGCCTCCTATGCCGTCGCCACCGCGAACACATGCACGGGACAGTTCTTCGTCACGTCCGCGCCGCCGTGGTCGTTGAGTCGGAAAGTCACCTTGCCCGCGCGGCCGGTCTCCACGTTCTTGAACCCGGCCCGCTCCATGTCCACCCGCAGCCCGCTTTCCGTCCAGCGGCGGAAGTCGTCCGGGTAGCCGTGCAGCGGGAACGCCGTCAGCGTCGTGACGATCAACGTGCCGCCAGGACACAGGCACCGGCGAATTTCGCGCAGCGCCCGGTCGGGGTCGCGCACGTGCTCCATGACCTCTGAGCACAGAACCCCGGAGAAGCGCCCTGTCCAGTCGGCGGGCATGTCGTGCAGGTCCGCCACAACGTCTACATTTTCGCCCGGCTGGAAATCCATGCCGAGCCACGCCCCATGCGCAAGATCGCGATTGCCGATCCACCATGCGCCTCTCGCGTGCATCCGCGACCCGACTTCCAGAACTTCGTCGCCCAGCCGGTGCGCGTGCCGCTCGATCCACGCCCGGACCTCGCCGCGCACTGTGCCGCGCGGAATGCCGTTGCTGGTGGTCCTCATTTGATCCGATGCCCTACGCCGATGCCGGGCCGCCCCGGATACCCTTTGATGCCCGTCACCCGCCGCGGCTCTGGCCGGTGGAGCGCCTTGGCGCCGTCGAACTGCCGCCCCAGACGCAGGTCGATGCCCTTGTCGCCTTCGCCGCAGACGCGCGCGAGGGCGCGCTTGGCCGGGCCTTTGATCGCCGTGCTGCACAGGCTGGCGTGCTGCTCGTTACCGCATTCCAGCGTCGCGCCGGTGCGCAGGTTACGGTAGATCGACCGGCTTTCGCCCACCAGATCGGCCGCGTCGAGCCA